GTTTCCCAGTCACGATCCTAGCTCTTTGAGACATAGTATCAGAAACAATAGAGAAATCTTTAGACCATCTAGTACCAGCCGCTAATTCCGAAACAGGAACATAGGCTTCAGGATCACCTGTCATCAATTCTACTGTGTAATCCCAATATGTACCATTAGGTACAGGATCACCAATAATTCTTAATGGATACTTTTCATTTTTCATTCCTCCAATAACATTTGTAGCCGAAAAGTAATTCTCTTCGAACGTCATTGTAAATCTACTTGCTTGAATGCCCGCTTTATCTCCTGCTGCAACTGTTGTTCCATTAATAGAAGCTTCGACAAGTGGAATATTTTTTTCACTTGCCCCTTCTAGATCCCATTCAAAATCATCATCTGAATTAAGAACTAATGGTTCAAATTGATCAAGATAAGCATCTAAATCAATTCCTTCATTTGCTGCGAAAAGTCTAGTAACTAATTTAGAAGCTTTTTGTGGCTGAGTACCAAACAAGGAACCTATATGATTAGAGGTAGTTAAACCTGTCCAATTTGTAGGTTCGGTTGTTTTTAGTGCAATAGTGGTTTCTGCCATTTTGTTTTTGTTTTTCTACTATTTATGTTAATACTTAATTAAATACTTTTTAATATGTCCTCAGTTGAAGGAGCATTTTTAGAAGTGTTAGCCGGACCTTCTCCAGTATGTTTATTATCAATTCCTCTAATAAACTCTTCTACTTTTTTAGTTGCAGTAGACTCTGCTGTTCTAGATATAACACTTGTATCTGCTTTATTATCAAAAAATCCAGCAGCAACTAGCATAATTAATCTAGTTTCAAATGCAACTTTATCTTTACTAATTAAAGCTGTTAATTGACTTTGCTTGTTTCCATCGTTTCCTACAACAGGGTTTAACATAAGACTTTTAGCTTTCTTTTTCAAAGCATCTGTCATCTTAACTCCTTTAACTATTTCTTTAGTATTATCTAAAATTTCTAAAGCTCTTTCTGTATTTTGTTGAACTGCTTGTTGTCTGTTTTGTTTATTTTGTTCAGCAACTTGTCTTTCTATTTTCTTTTGTTCTTTTTTATATTGAACATTGAAATTTCTGCTTTTAATAGCATAATCAGAAAGTTTACCGCTTGATTTTAAGAGTTCAACTTGCTCTTTAGCATCTTCTTTGCTAAAATTCCTTAAGGTAAACATATCCATGACCATCTTTTCCTGAATAGCCTCATTACCTCCATCTTCAACTGATTTTAAATCATCATCAGAAATCTTCTCATATTCAATTTCTTCAACAATGATTTGTTTATATTTCTCAAGATCTACACCAGCTTCAACTGCTTCTATAAAATCTTTTACTTTATCATTTTGAAATGATTGCTTATAAGTTTCAATACCTTTATCTATAGTATTAGATATAAGTTTATTGTAATCATCAATAGATTCAATTTTAAAATCGTCTTCATAATCTACAACACCTTGTTCTTTTAATATTGAAGCTTGTAAGCTTAAAAATTTTATAGAACTATCTTGTTCTTCATTTCCACCTTCTTCAGTTGTTTCATTATTATTGTCTGAATTAGCCGGTTGTGTTTCTTCTGAAAATGGTATTTCTATAACATCTTCTTTGTTTTCTTCTTTTCCTTCATCTTCTTCAGATGCGGTAGTTTCTTCAATCTTTTCTGTTTTCTCTGACTTTTCTTCTTTTCCTTCACCAGGAATTATAATCTCTTCTTGATTTTCTAAATCTAAGTCGTTAAAATTAAAATTTAAGACATCATCACTCATTTTTTCTTTTAATTTAAAAAATTGTTTACAAATATAATATTAATTTTCCTTATTAAGGTTTTTTGTTAATGTTTATCACAAAAAAATTTAACTTTCTATAGCTTTTATTTAGTTGTTGTTTGTTTTTTTGAAGCTATTTTCTCTTGACTTTTTCTATTTTTATTATTTTCTTTAGATTCATGTATTCTGTCTTTCTCATTTTCTGACTTTTCATGTTCTATTTTCATTTCTTCTACAATTCTTTTAGCTTCTTCTTTTATTTTTTCTATTTCTTTTTTGGAATTTTCAGGATCATTTAGCAATAAAGTTTGTATATCAATATTTTTTATTAATAATTCTTTCTCTGTTTCTTTTTGAATTTTTACTAAATCATGATCTCTTTCTCTTTGTTTTTCTTCTGCTTCAGCATTTAATTTAGTTTGTTCAATTTCTCTTTGTTGTTCTAATGCTTGCTTATCTCTCTGAGCTTTTTCTTTTTCAAGTCTTTCTAATGCTCTTGTAACTTCCATAGTAGAGTCTGACTGTAATATAGCAGCTATTTGAGATGCATTAGCTTTATCAGATTGTAACATAACTTCTGATAACTGTTTTAAATTTTGCATTATCTCGTTTTCTCTTTCGCCACTTAATACGAACATATCATACTCTGATTCATTTAATGTTTCAGTATCTATATCGTATATATGAGTTTTATGATCTCCTGTAACATAACTTATTACTTTACTTTTCTCATTTTTCCAAGCAATTTTAGCTGTTTCTAACAAAGCAGTTAGTGCTCTTCTTTTAGTGTTTTCATGAATGGCAAACCATTCTTCTGTAATATGAGAAGACTGCGTTATTGACCTTTCTACCCCTCTAAATGTTTCTCTATTTTCAATTTGCCCTTGTCTTTGATCACTTACACCAGTAATATCAGCTATCTCTTGTTTAATAAAACCTAACATAGCCATTGTATGTTGTATAATATTACCTGCTTCAACATTTTGTGTTTGATCAGCAGTATTGCTAAAACTTCCAGACAATTTACCAATAGCCATTCCCTTATCACCTTCTTTAAAAGAATCTTTTAACTTTATACCAAGATTAATAAAGAAATGTAAGTATTCTTCAACCTCCCATCCTTTAGGAATTTTAGCTAAATCAATTTCTGATATTGCTCCTTTAGATATAACAATTAAATGTTCAATTTTTCTATGATAAATATTATAAAGATAAACATAAGGCTTTACTCTATCCATCAAACTGATAGCCTTACTAGTATTAGTTGCATAGTAAGTACCCGTATAACCAGACCCTCCAGTAGATATATTAGAAGAACTTCTAAATTGAACCTCTCTAGGTTTAATTGGTAAATAAATTTCTTTTTCTCCGATTGTTATTTTTCCACCTTCCCACCATTCATTAGGCCATAGAGGTGTTACTTCTTCGCCAAGTTCTTTATTTGGTTTATAGTTTTCATCTACAATTCTAAATTGAACTTCTCCTGTGGTTGGATCAAAATACTTAAGTCTATATACTAATCTTCTTGATCTCCATACAGTTCTTATAACTCTTTTATTACCATGTTGATCTGTCTGAGCATGTGGTCCTCCTATTCCATTGGATAAAATAATTATATCATTTGGATTCTCTATATCTACTATTTTATGCCAATCATCTGGTCTTTCCATTAATTTTAGAGATGTTGTATTAGAAGCTTTCTGATATTCTTTCTCTAAAATATCCATATCAGTATTAGAAAGATGTTCATAATACTTATCTATAATTTGACCCACAGATAAATACCTAACCTCTAATACTATATCTGCATCTTCTATTCTATGGGAATCGCCACCTCCTATTGTATAAACAGATAAAGGATCACACTTTCTTAATATTGGTTCTCCTGCTATAATTTCTGTACAATATATTTCTTCTCCTGCTATTAAAACGTCTTTATACCCTTGATTGAAGACTTCTTTAAGATCAAGTTTATTCCATAAATATTTTAGTGTTCTAGTACCTACTAATTCTCTTAAATCTTTTAAAGAGTAGTCAGTATACTGTGATATTTCTCCTAATCTATTTTGAACATCTTCGGGATCATATGCTTCTTGAAGTAAACTTTGAGTAATTAATTCAAGTACTTTCTTTCTTTTAATATCTTCCTTAAAAGAAATGGAATCATAATTACTAGCTTTCAAGAACCAGTTAAATCTTCTTTTTCTTTCTTCTCCAATTAGTAGATTAAACTTTGGTATGATTGCTGATTGATAATTTCTAGGTTGAGATGGAAATTTAGCATCTTGTATACCCATAGGATTAAAGGACGCTTCCATATCGCTTGGATTAACCATACCATTATACAAATCATAATTTATTTGTTTGTTATGTATAGACTCTCTAATCTTTTCATCTCTTTCCATTGCTATGTGTTCAATGGCATCTATACAATCTTCTCTCCATTGCTTATTTTTTCCTGTAAATTTTTTCTTCTGCAATGGAAGTTCTTTTTTATCTTTCATCTAGCATTGTATTTTTTTTAATAGTGGAAGTCATCATAATAGCATTTCTTTTACCGACTCCCGATTTGTATATCATTTTTTTCCAAGTGTCATCTGTTGCTTTCTTTACTGATTCTTCTTGTCTTTGGCTTTCTAATCTCTTGAAGAAATCTTCTCTCAGAATTAATAACATTCCCATAGCAGATATTCTATCTGCGTTATTTATATCTTTATGATATGCTATCATTTCTTTTAGCAATCCTAAAGAGTTTATTGTATGTATATTATTTACACTTTCTTCTTTTCCATAAGCTTGAGATTCAGACCAATCTTTCAACAATCTCCTTGCCCAAGAATTTACCGGAGCAGTACCATGAGTACCATAAGCTTTATTTCCTACAGTAGATATCCTTGCTAATTCTTGATCTCTTAAAATAGTAGGGGTTTCTGCTAGAAGATAAGTACATCTCTTTTGATCGAAATAAGCAAACATACCTTTTTTATCTTGTTCATAATTACATAGGGCACCGTAGTACATTAATAATCTTCTACAGTTTTCATAGAATACTTTAGATAATGGTCTAGCAGTATATTCAGCTACTATTCTTCCTGTAAGGGTATTCATAATAAACAATGATCCTAATGAATTAGTAGTGGATTCATCATCATCGTAAGGATCACATCCTGCTAAATAAGTACCATAAGGTGCATTCTCTATAGGATGTTCCCATATCTCTATGGTATCAAAAGCTGACTTATTATCTGATATAGGAAATTCATTATTTACTTTTGCTCCTACTACATTTTTCCATTTGTATTCTCCTTCTTCATTTATATTTATTTTTCCTTTCCAAGAACTTTCCATTATTTTTGGATGAGTTTCTAAATATGCTTGTCTTTCTTTTAAGTCAAACATATTATAAAAACCTCCTTCATTAAGCATAAACATTTCAGAAGGATATAGGGGTCTGTTAATTACCTCAATCATAAATTTTTCATTAGATACAGATTTATCTGCTTTTCTCTTATCTTCAATTTCTAGCAAAGCCCTTTTTTCATTAGAGATCATATTAGGTCCTTCTTTATAATCGTTTAATGCTTTAGTAATTGGTAAGAAGTAACATATTTTACCCCTCCCTTCCCATATATCATCAAATGCTAAACAATTATATTCTTCTGGATTTCTAAATACTTTTTCAACATATGTTATTGCTCCTGCTTTAGCATATCCTCCGGTTCCTAATCCCCACTTAACAAGTGTCTTTTTTGCAGCAGATGCTTGTGTCTGATCTATTGCTTCCCAAGAAGAAATTATATTATCCATAAATCCTACTTCTTCTAATATAGTTAAGTTTGGTCTAGTACCATTTGCTGCGATCGGATTATCTTTAAATGATCTATGATGTAATAATGACCCCGTTCTTGAAGTAAGAAATTTACCTGTAGCTAATGATCCTGCATAACTAATGCTTAAAGGAGACAAATATTCTTTTTCATTGTAATACAATCCTCCGGGAAACTCTCTCATTGATAATTTTACTTTCTCCAGTAAATCTTTTGAATAAGCAGCATCAATTGCTCCAACAAGAGTTTCTGAAGTCAAATATTTTCTTGATTGCTTTTTCTCTAAATATATATCATAATCTATAGCAGCATCAAATATAAAATTATGAACTATCATTCCAGAAGCCCAATAAGATTTACCTCCACCTCTAGCTTCCATATCTAAGACATTCTTAGCATCATTTTCATATAAAGGTTTTCCTAAATCCTTACCATGATTCATACGTAAGTACTCTCTTGCAGAAATGTAATTCTTATTAAATAATGGATCTCCTTCTTTTACTTTCCCATACTTAATCATTTTCTCTTTATCAGGACCTATCCATCTATGACAACTATTTTTAGTGTCTTTTTCAAATCCTGAGAATCCCCTAGCCTCTTCATATAAAAATGCTCTTTCCCAATCTATGTCTCTTAGCCAAGGAGTACTTTGTCCTTTACTTCTTCCAAATTCATCTTCTAACTTTATAGTATGAAAGTTTACATAATAATATAAAGGTCCCGGCATCCATTTACCAGATTGCCAGTAACC